GGGAGACGAGGCGCTGAACAGCTTTATCAACGGCGGGGAGCGCTCGGTGATGCTGCGGTTCAACTGTGACGGGCCCATCATCGACAAGATCTGAGACTGATATTTTGGAGGAATACGCTATGACCAGATTCGCTAAGAGACTGTCTTACCTGTTTGCTGCCATGGCCGGAGTCTGTTTCGTCTCTGGTCTGGCGGTTCTTTCTGAGTGAGGTGGAACGATGGAAACTTTGGAAAGCACTTTCCTGTTTCTGGACTATCTGACCGATACCAAACGCAAACGCCACATGGTGGGAGGCATTCTGATGAGTGTCTCCCTTTTCTTTGGCGGACTAGCGTTTACCATGATGACGATCAAAGGAGACATCGACAATGAACAAGACCGTGCGTGATATTCTGCTCTTTGCAGCAGGCTTTGGGGCAGGTGCCCTTGTGATGCACACCGTTTTCGAGAAGAAATACGAGACCTATTACGGCAAACGGTACGAGGCCGAGCGTGAGAATCTGCGGCAGAAGGAAGCCGATATGGACAAGACAATCGAAGAAAGGGCGACCCAGAAGAGCTTTGAACAGCTGGCCGGGAAGTACCGTACCGAATCTGACCCGGAAGATGTAGTGGCACATGAAGCCATCGAAGTCATTGAGCCGGATCAGTTTGGTGAGCTGGACGACTACGAGACTTCCTTCCTGACTTACTATGCGGACGGAAAGCTGGTGTTCGATACGGAGGATCAGCCCGTGGACGACGATGATATTCCGAAGATCATCGGCAACGAGGCGCTGGACCGCATTGGCGAGTTCGCACCGAGTGCTGTTCATGTCCGCAACCACAACTACCACAAGGATTACGAGATTCTCCGGGTTCGGGAGAACTGGCCCGGCAACCACGACGATGAGGAGGATGAATGAACTTTATGAGGGAGACGGAGCAGTATTATGACTGGCTCTACAAGATCGTCTGCGGCGAATGGGAACCCCGGAACCTCAGCTTTCACCGCTTACTGATGTATCTTTTTAACCGGGATTATATTCCGGCGTGCGAAATGGATGTCTGCCGGGCAACGGACGGCATCAACCTGCGGTACCGCTTTGCATCGGAGAATAATATTCCGTACGGGAAGATCGATGCGGTATTTCAGGGCGTACCCTGCTCTATGCTGGAGATGATGGTTGCGCTGGCGATTCGCATCGAGGAGCACATCATGGAAGACCGCAGCATGGGCAACCGTGTAGGGCAGTGGTTCTGGAGCATGGTCGTCAGCCTGGGTCTGGCCGCCATGGACGACACCCGTTTCAGCGAAGAGCGCGCGGAACCGATCCTGGCCCGGTTTATGGATCGGGACTATCAGCCGAACGGGGCTGGTGGTCTCTTTACGATTACCCGTACGTCCATCGACATGCGTACCATTGATATTTGGTACCAGTTGATGAGCTGGTTGAATGAGAATGAGTTTTGATGACATATGAATCAAAAATCTGCATCCCTATGGAAGGATTTGTTGAGAAGATACTCGACGATTCCCATGTGATGCTGCGAATCACGGCGTGTCGAGACGAGAACAACATTGGTCAGCTGATTCTGGCTGACCCGAATTACTGGAGGAAAATTGACAATGGAACTGACTGATATTTTGATCGACCTGAGCAACAGCAAGGCTGCACTGGAGGTGGCCAATCACACCATCCGCCGCATGAAGGGCAAATGCATCCGGAAGAACATTCTCATCGCTGGCCTGCTGTGGTTCGGCTTTGTTTCCTGCAAGATGGTGAACGAGGCGGAAAAGCAGCGCAAGGAAGCCGATGAGCGTGCCCGCGAGGCAGAGGCAGCGCTGGCCCAGATGACCCTCCAGAAAGAAAAAGACGTATAAAAACCTCGGAGAAAGGAGGAAGTCAGTTACAAATGATTGATTTCCTGATGATTGCAACGCGGACGGGAAAACGCGGGACAATCGAAATTTATCCCAAATTCATCATCAAGAAGTCGAAAGACCTGATGATCCGGGGTTCTGATTTTTACGCGGTCTGGATGGAAGAGCGGGGATTTTGGAGTACGGACGAACAGGATGCGCTCCAGATGATCGACCGCGCGCTGGATATTTACGCGGAGGAACACAAGCAAGTCTTCAATGACAGCTACCGTGTTCTGCACATGTGGGACGCGGAGAGCGGGATGATCGACAACTGGCACAAATACTGTCAGCGTCAGATGCGGGACAACTACCACACCCTTGACGATACATTGATATTTGCGAACACCCCGGTCAAGAAGGAAAGCTATGCGTCGAAGCGGCTGCCATATCTTCTGGAGGAGGGGAACATCAGCGCCTACGACGAGCTGATGGCTACCTTATATTCTCCCGAGGAGCGGAAGAAGATCGAATGGGCGGTTGGCGCGATCGTGAACGGCGATTCCCGCAAGATCCAGAAGTTCCTCGTGCTCTATGGTCCACCCGGCAGCGGCAAATCGACCGTACTGAACATCGTCCAGAAACTTTTTGACGGGTACTGGTCGGTATTCGACTCCAAGGTGCTGGGGTCATCGTCCAATGCGTTTGCGCTGGAGGCGTTCAAATCGAACCCGCTGATCGCGATCCAGCACGACGGTGACCTTTCCCGCATCGAGGACAACACCCGGCTGAACTCGCTGGTATCCCACGAGACCATGCTGGTGAACGAGAAGTTCCGCAGCCAGTATTCCAGCCAGTTCAAGTGTTTCATGTTTCTGGGTACCAACAAGCCCGTTAAGATCACGGATGCAAAATCGGGCCTGATCCGACGACTGATCGATGTGGAACCTACCGGCGAAAAGATCCCTGCAAAAAAGTACCGTGACCTTGTAGCGAAGGTGGACTTTGAGCTGGGTGGCATCGCATGGCACTGCAAGGAGGTATACGAGCAGAACAAGCATCTCTACGATGATTATATTCCGACCCGTATGCTGGGTGCATCGAACGACTTTTACAACTTTATGCTGGATTCCTTTTATATTTTCAAGAAGGAGGACGGTGTATCCCTGAAGCGGGCCTGGGCGATGTACAACACCTACAATGACGAGGCAAAGGTGGCATACCCCTATTCGCGCCGTGCGTTCCGGGAAGAGCTGATGAACTACTTCGAGGAGTACAAGGAACGCGCGGAGACCGTGAATGGCGAGCGGGTGCGGAGCTACTACAGCGGCTTCAAAGCGGAGAAATTCAAAGAGTTCCTTGACGAACCTGGGAAGGCAGAAGAACCCACTGCCGAGCCGGAAACGTCATGGATCGAGTTCAAGGAGCAGCATTCTCTCTTCAATGATATTTGCAAGGACTGCCCTGCACAGTATGCGACAGACGATGGCATTCCGATGCGAAAATGGGAGAATGTCGAGTCAAAATTGGCCGAACTGGATACTTCGAGACTGCACTACGTGAAAGTTCCGGAGAATCACATTGTCATCGACTTTGATATTCCCGGGCCGGATGGAAAAAAGAGCTTCGAGCGCAACCTGGAAGCTGCCTCCAAATGGCCCCAGACCTATGCGGAGCTGAGCAAATCTGGTGCGGGCATCCACCTGCATTATATTTACACCGGCGATGCAACGAAGCTGAGCAGGATCTACGACGAGAACATCGAGGTCAAGGTGTTCACGGGGAAGTCCTCTCTGCGGAGAAAACTGTCGAAATGCAATGATATTCCGGTTGCGACCATCAGCAGCGGCCTGCCACTGAAGGGAGAAACGAAAATGGTTGATACAAAGCAGATCCAGGATGAGCGGCACCTGCGTATCCTCATCAAGAAAGCCCTTGCCAAGGAGATCAGCCCCTATACGAAGCCCAGCATTGACTTTATTGCGCACATCATGGACGAAGCCTATGAGGGCAATGTCGTTTACAACGTGGACGACATGCGGAATGCGATCCTGGGCTTTGCCGCCAGCAGCACAAACCAGGCGGACACCTGCCTGAAGATCGTGGCGAAGATGCACTTCAAGTCGAAGGATGATATTCAGCGGGAGGCCCCTGTGGGGGAGGAAACACCATTGACATTTTTCGACGTGGAGGTGTTCCCGAATCTGCTGCTCGTGAACTGGAAGTTCGCCAAGCAGGAGCCTGTGCACCGCATGGTGAATCCTACACCGGAGGAGATCGAGAGCCTGACAAAGTATCGACTGGTCGGCTTCAACAACCGCAAGTACGACAACCATATCCTCTGGGCCCGCATGATCGGGATGTCGGTGGAGCAGATCTATGCGCTGTCCAACCGGATCATCAACGAGCACACGGGCTTCTTTGGTGAGGCGTACAACCTGTCATACACTGATATTTTTGACTTCTCGTCGAAAAAACAGAGCCTGAAGAAGTTTGCGATCGAGCTGGGCATCCACCATCAGGAGCTGGGACTTCCGTGGGATCAGCCGGTGCCGAAGAGCTTGTGGGACAAGGTGGCCGAGTATTGCGACAACGATGTGATCGCGACCGAGACCCTGTTCTACTCGAAAAAGCGTCAGGCAGACTTTGTGGCGCGAGAGATCCTGGCAGACCTTGCCGGGATGACGGTGAACGACACGACAAACTCGCTGACAACACGCATTATTTTCGGCAAGGAAAAGCACCCCCGGCTGGTCTACACAGACCTTGCTACGGGAAAATCCGATGCGATCGTGGAAGTCGAGCCTGATATTTTGACCGACTGCAACATCATCAATGCCTTTCCTGGTTACGAGTGGGCCAAGGGCGAGGACGGCAAGTACCACAACATGTTCCGGGGCACGGACCTGGGCATGGGTGGTTATGTCTACGCTGAGCCCGGGATGTACACGAACGTAGCCCTGCTGGACGTTGCGTCGCTGCATCCGCATTCGGCTGTTGCCATGAACTACTTTGGTGAGTACACCAAGCATTTCAACGACCTGATGGATGTACGAATCTACGTCAAACACGGCGAGTACGAGAAGGCAAAGGGGCTCTTTGGCGGTAAACTGGCAAAGTACCTCGATGATCCGCAGCAGGCAAAGGCTCTGGCGCAGGCGTTGAAGATCGCCATCAACTCGGTTTACGGGTTGACCAGTGCAAGCTTCGACAACCCGTTCCGCAACCCCAAGAACGTCAACAACATTGTGGCGCTTCGAGGGGCTTTATTTATGCGCACTTTGCAGGATGAAGTGCAGCAGCGTGGCTTTAAGGTCGCACATATCAAAACGGATTCGATCAAGATCCCCGATGCGACTCCGGAAATCATTGCGTACTGCATGGATTTTGCAAAAAAGTACGGCTACACGTTCGAGCATGAGGCAACCTACGAGCGGATGTGTCTGGTGAACAATGCCGTTTATATTGCGAAATACATGACTGCGGACCGCTGTGAGGCGCTTTACGGCTATATCCCGGGCGACTGCAAGGACGAAGGCGGCGAATGGACGGCGACGGGCACCCAATTCCAGGTGCCGTATGTGTTCAAGACCCTGTTCTCCAAGGAAAAGATCGAGTTCACTGACCTCTGCGAGACAAAGACCGTTTCTAAGGGCGCTATCTATCTCGACAAGAACGAGGACCTGCCTGAAGGTGAACACAATTATATTTTTGTGGGTCGCGTGGGGCAGTTCTGCCCGATTATGCCGGGAAAGGGCGGAGCTCTGCTGCTGCGGGAAGCGGGCCTGACGGATACCGGCGAACGGAAATATGCTTCTGTGACCGGAGCAAAGGATTACCGCTGGCTGGAAAGCGAGGCGGTCTATCAGCTTCAGATGCAGGAGGATATCGACAAAAGATATTTCAACCGGGAAGTCGATGAGGCAGTTGAGGAGATCTCCAAGTACGGCGACTTCAACTGGTTCGTTGGCGACGACGGTGTTGCTCCCTGGACAGCGCCGGATCTTCCCTGGAGCGATGCGCAGGAAGAAGCAGCAAGAAATTTTGACGTGAGGTGATATTTTATGACGAACAAACTATACGATTCCAAAGGACAGCTGATTGGCTATATCAGAAACGTTGAGAAGAATCAGCACGACGACCTGATGAAGGTGATTCTTTCCACTGGTCACGAACTCGTATTTGGCCCGTGTGATCTGACCTCTGATCGAGACGGCAATTGGCGTATCCGTTCTGGTGCGCTCTATCCTCGGTGTGAGGGTAAGAAGACGGATTCTGCTACGAACACAGCTGCTATCAAGGACGTTATCTTTGCTCCTCCGGCCACGATCGTTTACTGGTCGGATGGTTCCAAGACCGTTGTGAAGTGCAGCGAGAAGGATGTTTTCGACCCGGAGAAGGGCTGGCCATGGCAATTGCAAAGCGTTGCGGCGGCAACAAGGGCAGCTATTACAAGGAGATCCAGAATTGGGTCGAGAAGAGCGGGAAGAAGTATCCCGGGAAGCCTGCTGCCGGAAAAGCTGTCGATCTGGATGTGCTGAAAAAATACAGTTCTGAGGCAAATAAGGATTTTGAGAAGTTCCTCAGCGCGGCCATGAGCAACAATCAGTCTGGTAGACTTCTCCACCTGACAGCACTCGTGGCAGATCTGAAAATTCTGGAAAATGAATTCAACAAGTAAAAAGGAGACTGATATTTATGTACACCAAGCGCCAGAAAGTCAATATCGACGATACCCGTTTCATCTTTACCACCAACTTCAGCGGTGATCCCAGCCGTGATCGCTTTGGCTCGGGCAAGCGCCGCGTCAACGTGGTGATCCCGACCATGGAGCTGGTGAATCACCTCATGGATCTCGGCGTGAAGGTTCGTCAGACCAATCCGAATCCTGAGCGTACCTACGACGAGCCGCTCGTTCCGACCTACTTCGTGCCGGTGACGATCAACATGGATTCCAAGTGGCCCCCGCATATCTACTGGGTCACCACTTCCGGTAAGCGCCTGCTCTGCAACATGGACACGATCGGCCAGCTGGACTTTATCCGGGTCAAGAACGTCTGTCTCCAGGCAAACCTTGTCGAGAAGCGGAACGCACCCGGCGAGTACAGCCTGTATGCGGATGTGATGTATGTTGAGCAGGATGCGGATGCTGATCCGTATGCAGAGCGCTATGCCCGGTTTGCAGCTCCTGAAGCAGACATGGCAGAGCCGAGCGACAACACCGAAATTCCGTTCTGAGGTGAAGCGTATGAAGAAACTGTTTATCAGCGCACCGATGAAAGGGCGCACTGAAGCACAGATCCGGGCAACCATGGAACAAATGCACCATATTGCTGAGGCTGTGTTTGGCGAGGAGCTGGAGGTGATCCAGACTTATATTTCTGATGATCCTCCGGCTGATGCGAATCAGGCAGTCTGGTACCTTGGTGAGAGCATCAAGAAGATGGCGGATGCAGACTACTTTATCGGGATCTACGATGAGGAGAAGGCGTTCCGTGGCTGTGCAATCGAAAACCTGGTTGCCCGTTCGTATAATATCCCGAGCTATGTGATCAACTTTGGTTTCGTAGCCCCTGATGTTACGGAAGCTCGTGCAAAAGCCAACCGGAAGTACAACAGATATTATTGATCATTGATATTTTTCGAGTGCCGGGGTCAGTCCCTGGTCGAATGCCCAGTCGGTGAGTGCCCACGTCGCAAATGGCGGCTCTAAGGAAACAGCTCGATTTATATTTTTTGATGTGCAATTTGGGAGGTTGACAGTATGAAAGTTCTGAGGGTTCGCCCAAAGCATTACCCTGAAGTGATCGACATTGACTGCTCTCTGGAATCGCTCCAGAAAGAGGTGGAAGGCCCGATTCAGGCTGTTTACCCGTGGGACGATGAGGTGGCATTGATTTGCAACGAAGAAGGAAAGCTGCATGATGATTGCATGGAGAAACTCAACCGGACGCTCGACGGCCCTTATGGTATCCCCATTGATATTGTCGTTGGAACATTCCTGATTGTAGGCCTCACGGAGGATGATTTCGGTGAGCTTTTGCCGGAGTTCGTCGAGAAGTACGAGAAGATGTTCCATCAGCCGAGAAAATTCGTCACCTATACGGATAGTGAAGGCAAAGCGCATCTCGACGTTGATTATTGTACACCTGAAGAATAAGCACATGAGAGTCCTGGAGAAATCTGGGGCTCTTTTATTTGAGTCATTAGCATGGGCTGTACGGTGGGTTCGATTCCCGCATGACTCGCAACCGGGCCAGAGAGCCTGATATTTGAACAACAGAAGGAGTAAGGATTATGAGCAGAGAAAAAGTAAAAGAGATCGTCGATTACATGGTTTCGGAGGGTACACAGAACACCAACTACGGCTGCTGGGCCTTTGATATTCCGGAACTGTGCGACAAGTTCGACCTTCCGCTGGAATGGTTCTATGAGCACAACGATGATATTTGCCGCGAACTCGACAAGCGTGATGAGATTGCTGATTACGAGCAGAACTACGACTGGAACAACCATCCGCTGAATTACGACCTGGTTTATTACACGGACTTCTGCCATTTTGAGGAGGTGTGATATTTATGGGCGGACTTCGCAGAGTAGATAAGGCTTGCAAAAAATGCGGCACTATGATGTATCAGGTTCCGTCAAAAAGATTGTACTGCGATAAATGTCGAGACACCGTACCGCGTAACATGTCAAAGACGGAAGAAAAGCCTAAAAAGCTCACACTGTCAGAAATTATGCGCGAAGCAGATAAGGAGGGCTTGCAATATGCGTCCTACTGCAAAAAGCACGGACTTTACTAAGAAAAAAGAGCTCTGGAAGGTGTTCAGAAAGCACCGGAAAGAGCTCTTTGCTTATACCGTCAGAGGGGAGGGCGAAGATGAGGAAGAGGCGACGATCTCGCTTCTGGCCTACGAGAATCACTGCAATAAAAGTGCCATTTATGTGACGTTGGAAATGAGGTGAGCGACCTGATGGCAGGTGTAACGCTCTACGACTATCAATTGGATGCGATCAACCGTATGAAAATCGGTTGCATCTTATGCGGAGGCGTAGGAAGCGGAAAATCGAGAACGAGTTTGGCGTTCTATTACAAACTTTACGATGGGGAGGTGAACACGGAGAATTATGTACGCATGACAGAGCCCCCGGATCTTTACATCATCACGACTGCCCGGAAACGGGATACGGGAGAGTGGGACGAAGAACTGGCCCATTTCTATATGTCTACAGATTCAGAGCATGATATTTACGAGCACAAGGTCGTGGTGGATTCCTGGAACAATATCGGAAAGTACGTTGGCGTGAAGAATGCGTTCTTTATATTTGACGAGCAGCGAGTCGTTGGAAAAGGCGCATGGGTGAAATCTTTCTACAAAATTACGCAAAATAACGAGTGGATTCTGCTCAGCGCCACTCCTGGGGACTGCTGGACGGATTATATCCCGGTGTTCATCGCCAATGGATTCTATCGAAACAGAACGGACTTCAACAACCAGCATGTGGTATACAGCCAATTCTGCACGAAGTACCCGAAGATCGACCGGTATCTGAATACTCAGCGCTTGGTACGGTTGCGGGAACGGATTCTGGTTGACATGGACTTCGAGCGGCCGACTGTCTCACACCATGAGAATGTATTTGTGGAGTACGACAAGGTGAAGTATCTGTCGATCTGCAAGAACCGGTGGAACCTCTGGGAGAACAAGCCAATCGAGACCGCCAGCGAGTTCTGCTATCTGCTGCGAAAGTTGGTGAACGCTGATGCAAGCCGACAAGAAAAAGTGCTGGATATTTGTAAAGGCAGACCCAGGGTCATCATCTTCTATAATTTCGATTATGAGCTTGATATTCTGATGGGTCTGGACTACGGCAATGGCACCGAAGTTGCACAATGGAACGGGCACAAACATCAGCCACTTCCTGAAGGCGACAGGTGGGTGTATCTGGTGCAATACAATGCCGGTGCTGAAGGCTGGAACTGCATCAAGACGGACACCATTATATTTTACAGCCAGAACTACTCATATAAGATCATGGAGCAGGCCTCGGGGCGTATCGACCGGCTGAATACACCGTACAAGGATCTGTACTACTACCATCTGAAGAGTAGGAGCGGTATTGATCTTGCGATTTCGAGAGCCCTGAACTCGAAGAAAGCGTTTAATGAGAGGAAATTTTATGGAGGACAGTGATGATCGAAACAATCCATGACGTAGGCAAATGCACGAGCATCGAAGAGTTGCAAAACCAGATTGATAATTACAACCAAGTGATTGCAGAATACAAAAGAGAAAATCCAATTTGTGCTGCAATCATTCTCAAGATGCACACCGATGAGAATTTCGCTCATTTCATGGGCCTATTATCAACGGTTGGTGCACTTGGGACTCGCATCAAAGAATTGGAGGAGGCAAACAAATGATTAAGGATTCTGGAGATCGCACCGAATTTGAAACTGGTGCAAAGCGTGACATGCACGCAGGGAAGGGACGGATGGACCTTCTGCCTTGGTATGGCATCATGGAAGTCAGCAAGCACTGCGAAGAGGGCGCACTGAAGTATGGCGAACACAATGTGGACAAGGGTATTCCGCTGCATTCGCTGCTGGACAGCGCTTCTCGGCACCTCGCAAAGTACATGGTCGGAATGGACGACGAGGACCACCTGCGAGCTGCCTGTTGGAACCTGCTCTGGGCACTGAACCAGCGGGAGACGCACCCGGAGCTGGATGATAGGTTCTCCGTTAAGCAGGAGAAGACCCCAGAAAAAACGTCCTTGGATATCGGTTGAGTGTACCAACTGCAATAAACGCCATCCTGTTGCCCCTGAGGTGTGGCTGTACGACATGGATGAAGTTCCTGCGAGCAGTAGAATTTTGAAATGCCCGTTTTGCAATGAGCATTGGATACATAAATACATCGGTAACCTCGATGAGTATGCAAACCCTGACGAAAAGCTCGTTGCCGTTAAATGCGGTGACTGTAATGCTCATTTTGGGATTCCTACATCTAACTGGAACAGTATGAAGAAGTGCACAATCCATAACGGTGAGGTTCTGGCACGTTGCCCTCGCTGCGGAAAGGACACTTTTATTTCAGAGGTAAGCGCTGATGAATAACTGGATGCGCGAAGTGGATTATGCAACCTACTGCCCGAAATGCAAGAGTTTCAAGGTGCTGGAGACGGACGAGTCCTGCCACGAGTGCCTGACGGAGTGTGCGCGGGAGGGTACGGTGAAGCCTCTGAAGTTCGAGGAGAAGACGCGAAAATAACAGACTCCTTTATGGAGAAATCCAAATACTGACTATAAAGGAGAAATATTTATGGCAAAGGTTTACACTATGGAAGAACTCGAAAGAGCACGAAAGAAAGCTCAAATTCGGGAGTGGTTCCAGGACAAAAAGGTAAAAGCACAGACTTGGTGTTATGAGCACAAAGAGCAGATTATTACTTATGGTCCGGTTGTTGTGGGCGGAATTGCAGCAGGAGCAAAAATGCTGTCGAAGCACGCGGCACTGACCAAGGAGCAGAATCTGAAGGATTTGTACTGCTACGACAGAAGTTTGGGACATTACTGGAAATTGCGTCGGGAACTGACGAACGAAGAATGGCTGGAAATCGATAAGAGAAAGAAAAACGGTGAAAGACTAAGTGATATTCTCGATGATATGAGGGTGTTGGACTGACTTCATTATGGAGCCGTGGAGAAATCTGCGGCTCTTTATTTTCTGAACTGTAACAAAAAGGAGCGATTCAAATGCACGAGATTCAGGAAAAAGCCACGACCCATAAGGTCTTCATGAAAATCATCCGCCCTTGGCCCGGACGAAGCGGATATTTAGAAAAGTTCTCTGATTTAACCTCGAACGGTATGGCAAGGTTTCGCTTTGAGGGTGATAACTACGATACCATCGCCCATGTGAGCAATATGGAATATAAGGTATATGACTGATTTCAAATCTAAAATTGTAGAGTACCAGGAGGAACGGTGAACGCTAAATGATATTTGCTGAAGAGGATCTGAACTCTTTGAATGCTATTGCTGGACTATTGGCTTCATTCGGGTGTGATAGTCAGGCTGGCTGTGTGCTTTATATTCAGCATAAAATTGCAAAGACCATGGAGGCCGACGAAAGGAAATGCAGAAATGAGAAATATGTCTAAGAAAACCTGGAAACTCCGGGTTTGGAATCACATGACCGAGATGCAGAAGCTGGATATTCTGCTGAAGCATGCTAAGGTTCCGCATACTTATGAACGTCGCTGGCCAGAGATGGACAGACCGGACTGTCAGGAATATCTCCCGGGCGGACGACACGATGGTGGTGAGCAAATCACTGCATATGATGCTGCTGGAAATCGTATCTGGGATGGCATTTGGGGTTGGGGTTCCTATGGCTTTGAGCAGGGGCTTATCGAGGTGATGGGTAGGCAGGCACTTGGCCTTGATGATGTTGAGGGCTGGCTCACGGCTCGTCAGGTTACAAAGATGTGGAGGTGTAGAAATGCTGCGAAAAATCGTTGATTTCGCCAAAAAGATATTCCGTATGGAGCCGATTCCAACGACGGTCAATACCATGTGGGAGGCTTTGCGGGATCTTGAGGTGGCCCGGAACCACTTTGAGAACTGCGATCCGGAGTTTATCACGGCTGCTATCTTCGAGTTGAACGCTGCGGAGAGCCGTCTGGATGCGGCGAGGAGGTGTGTGGGGTGAAGCCGTTTTATTATCCGACTTACAAGTGCCGATTTTGCGAGAGGGAATTTAGCGATGGGCATCCCTACTGTAATCTCGAAGATGCGAAGAACAATCTGGCCGGTCTGATGGCGTTCCGCCCAATTCATTATTGCGATGGTGGTCATATTGGCATTGGATATTTTACAGGTCTCGAAAGGGTTGATAAGGATGAATAATGTTTGGGAGAGGATCGGCCATATGCTGGGTCATATTCTGGCGGCAACGCTGGTTATTTGTGCATGGCTGATCATTATTGCGTTCACGCTGAAGGTGATCTGGTTCATTTTGTTCCGGATTCTGCTGTGAGGTGCGATATGATTGACTATGAAGAAGTTGTTGAGGCCATATGGAGGTACGACTGTCCTCGAATTGACATTGATGAGGATATTACGACGCTTTATGCGGATGGCAAACCCTTTGCGCAAGTTATTCACAGGGCTGACGGGTCACGCGAGGACTTGTATTTCGAGGATTACGAGCTTCAAAAAGATATCCTGATCAAGCCGAACGCTACATTGCGTGATGCGGTCGAGCTTTGCATGAATGGTGACATTAGCTACGCAGATGCTCGTGAATGGTGCATGGAGAATGATATTTCACTTGGGCAGTTCGACAGGTGGCTTTATGGTGCGCTGAGAAAGTCTGATACACCTGCCCGGGTGAAACCGAAAGAACCGTGGCCATATCGAGTGGTGGCGGGCATAAACCGGGTGCTGGAGATTCTGCTTAACTCGATTTTGGAGGATTTTATATGAGATGTTGTCCGGTATGCTATTCAAAAGTGAGGCCAACTGTATACGGAACAGCGACCACTGGGACAAGCCTGGAAATCAAGTATAAGATTCGGTGTCGGAATTGCGGATTTGGATGCGATAAAGCAGGCAGTGTCATAGTGCAATATGATGAAGAAACGATGAACCCAATAGCAGATGATCATGGCTTACGGAAACTTATTAGAGACTGGGATTCTATTTTGCGAGATCCTGATAGAGAAAGGCTGGCTGATATATGAAGTACACATTTTGGTTTGAATGTACCGACAATGGTGGTGGACATCAGGCTTTTGAAGTCAAAGCAGAGAATAAGCAGGAGGCCATCAAGAAGGGCATAGCGTTTGCAAAGAAACATGCTTCGGGTGATATCTGTGGGAATTGGGAATGCAAAATGATATCGGAGTGGGCAACATGAACAACGACTTCGGAGCACTTACGATACTTGCACCTAAATGCCAGAAGTGTCCGAAGGTGGAAACTTGCGACCATAAGCAACTGGTTCATCTCGGATACATTATCCCAATCGAGGATATTGGCATCAGCATGGTGGCCAAAAGAGGTAATGGAAAGAGCCTCAGTCAGCTCGAAATGGTGGATTCACTGATGAAAAGGAGATTTAATTATGAAAATCGTTGAACCTAAGTACGAAATCCTCACTGATATTTCTGAGGGAGGCATTAAGGAGCTCCAGCAGATCGAGCGGGTGGCCCGGGTCTGCTATAAGAGCGAGGACAAGATCACGCCGGATGGTGAGTCGGCAAAGAAACTGGTGGGCTTTCTGGTGAAGCAGGGGCATGAGGCTATGCTGGAGCATTCGCAGCTGTCTGTGCTGTTTACCTGTGACCGTGGTGTGGCGAATGAGTTGATACGGCACCGTATTGCGAGCTTTGCGCAGGAGAGCACCCGGTACTGCAACTACTCGAAGGAGAAGTTTGGCGGGGAGCTGAGCTTTATTCGGCCGTATTATATTGATGTGACCGACACTGACGAGAAACGTGAAAGCGCAGAATATACGCCTGGCAGCACCTGGCTTGATTCCTGCGAATCTGCGGAAATCCTTTATAAGGATATGATCGCACTCGGTATGCGTCCCGAACAGGCCCGTTGTGTACTGCCGCTGTGCTTGAAGACCGAGATCGTGGTGACGGCCAACTACCGCGAGTGGCGCAACATCTTCAAGCTGCGTACTCCTGTGGCAGCACATCCTCAGATGCGTGAGCTGATGTGCCCATTGTTGATGGAGCTTCAGAAGAAGATCCCGGTGGTATTCGATGATATTTACACGTACTGGCCTGCGGATGACCAGACACGGAAGGGGAGCATGGTGAAGTGATGCGAATTGTGCTGCTCGCAAGCATTATTTTGCAAGCTATCGCAATTGGAATGTCTTTTGCTGAGAACATCGGCGAAGAAAAACAGAGAATCATCAGATATACAGGATGGTTCTTGCTTTTGATTTACATGATATTTGGTTGAGGTGATTAACTATGAAAAATCGTATTATTTGCGTCGTTGCATGTCTGATGATGCTCGTTGGCTGCCTCGGGCTATGCAGTTGCGGAAACTATAGGGTGTTTGATACGACATTTACCTATTCCTGGGCACAGATTAAGTTGCCCGATGGAACTATTGTTCAAGGCAAAGTGGACAACTGGACTGACTACGAAGGCGATCAGCTGCAAATCACGATTGACGGTACCACATATCTGGTTCATGCAGCAAATGCTATTATGAAAACCTAAGTGGGAAAGGATGCGGTGATAAGAAATGCAGCAAAGAACGTATGATTTTCTCGCTAAGTTGAAAGTTCCCATGCTGACCTTCGGCGGGGAGCTGATGGGCGAGGCTGTGGAGATGGTCGTCGATGACTTGAACTCGCACCGATTTATGTCCATGAGGGATATCGAGGCATCACTGGCAGATAAGTTCAATTGCAGCCCTGGTGTTGCGGATCGCCGGATGCGGTATGCATTGGATATGGCGGAATATCGCTCTGGTGGGGTCAATGTTGAGCTGGAGAATTTGAAGAGTACGTACGATATTAAGGTGCTGTCGCTGAAGAAATTCTTGTATGCAGCGGGGAGAAATTTGATGACGGAGGTGAGTGTGGGTAATGACCGCGGGTGAATTTAACGAGCTGGCCAAGCAGGGGAGAGTATGGGCTAAGATCGTGGCTAATTTTAGCGGTGAATACGGACTGGTTGAGAAAATTTCCGGTTTGACGAACCAGTTTGTTAGGTTTCGGTTCAAAGGTAAGAAGTGCGATACGATCATCTCGCCGGAGAATGTGATGTTTGAGATTGAGGATTAAAGTATGAAACTGGATAAAAATGTTATTTGGGTGAGACCACCCTGATTTACTTGACTATGGGCAGAGCACATGATATCCTAAATACATGACGAATAGGAGGTGCTTTTATGGCACGGACGGTAAAATGCCCTGGCTGTGGTGCGGATCTTACGGTGAAGGATGACAACCGAGATTTCATGTTCCGTGAGTTCTGCGGGACGAAGGTTCGGCTCGATGACTATCAGGAGACACATCGGTTTGTGGATGAAGCACGAATCCAAGAGTCCAAGGATGCGAAAGAACTTGAGCTTAAGAAGATGGAGTTTGAGGAACGGAAACGAAAGGAAGATCTGAAAAGTGCCTTTGCAATTATCAAGGTGTCATTAGGAATAACGCTTGGTGGACTGGGAATTTTAATGATAGGCGCAATTTTGGAAACACTTGGCGTTATTAAATGAACGATTTCTGCCCATTTTATTTTTCGCAATTTTTGGGAATTTTCGAGAAAACGTCAAAAAGTGACATTTTTTTGGCCAAAAACCCACTTTGTGGCCAAAAATTTTTATAAAAATGGCCACAAAATTTAACGTAAGTACGTTAAAAATATGCCGTTTGGCCAAAAACCCACTTTTTTCTTTAACTTACTTAAAAAAATGAAAAAATATATATAGTAATAGAGGATAAAAAACGGGTTTTTGGCCACAGCGGGTTTTACTTGCAAATGCGCGCCCAAGGGTGTATCATAGAACCATAGTGTACGAACGTAACGCTTCTGATTCTACGAGGTGAAAACCATGAGCTACATGGATGAGCTGGCAAGAAAATGGCGCGAACACGACCGCTCTTTTGAAGGGCGAGATGTTCTTCCGAATGGCGATGAGGTTTGGACTTATACCACACTAGAACTTGGTCTTCCAGTATTATGGCTGAAACACCCGGATGGCTCATTTGAGTATCGAGTGATTCACACTCCAGGTTATGATCAGGATACCGGTGAGCATTGGTGCTGGGAGTGCCACAAGATGCTTGCACATTGCGGCGACATCTGGAAATGCAATCAATGCGGTAATGAGATTGAAAATCAAGATATTGATATCCTCTCATCGCCGACAGAAGAAGCCAGTTATCCAGATGATAATCTTGAGCCTGAGTCGGAATGGTTAGATTGATATTTGCATTTTATGCCTCTGCGCGAAAAACGCAGGGGCTTTTTCTTTTGCTCTGAAAATTCCTAAAAATTCACATTTTTTCCTAAAAACTCACGCGAGAAAAACATCCCCTTTTATGGGGGGAATAGAATGCGTCTCAGGATGCACTATTCCTCTTATTTTTGGAGGTTGTATCATGCTCGAAAACAAATTCAAGACAGGATTGATAAGGGAGCTGAAAGAACGCTTTCCTGGCTGCATGGTTGTCCATCTTGACCCAAACGAGATTCAGGGAATCCCCGATCTCTTGGTTCTCTACGGCACAACATGGGGCGCATTGGAGGGCAAGAAGTCAGCGAGTGCATCTCATCGTCCAAATCAGGACTATTACGTTCACCAGATGGACGAGATGAGTTTTGCGGCCTTTATCTATCCCGAAAACAAGGAGGAAGTTCTTAATGAACTGGCGAGATCATTCGAGACTCACGGGGAAACATGCCCTCCTCGGAGCAAGTAACTACCATTGGTTGAACTATGACGCAGATAGATTGACCAATGCAGTTCTCAATTACCAGGCGAAGGAACGGGGAACACGGCTACACGCATTTGCAGCAGAGTGCATTGATCTGAAGCAAAAACTGCCGAAGAACAAGAAAACCCTCAATACCTACGTGAACGATGCCATTGGTTTCCGCATGGATACCGAGCAGGTGCTGTATTACAGCGACAACTGCTATGGAACTGCGGATGCCATTTCGTTCAACGATGGGTTCCTTCGCATTCACGACTTAAAAACCGGAGCTGTTCCTGCACACATGGAGCAGCTCTATATTTATGCCGCTCTGTTCTGTCTGGAGTACGGATACCACCCGAAAGATATTCGGATGGAGCTCCGTATCTACCAGAACGATGAAGTTTGGGTCGAGAACCCCACTGAAGAGGAAATCAGCCCCGTCATCGCTAAAATCAAAGAGTTCGACCCGATCATCACTGATATTTTGTTAGGAGTGGCAGCATGAATCCGATTGAAAAAGACCTCCGTTCTTATTTTGGCATCACTTCCGAAAGCAATATCCTGGAGCACTATGGTACCAAGCGACATTCTGGTCGCTATCCTTGGGGCTCCGGCGATAACCCGTATCAGCATTCCGGCGATTTCCTGTCTCGCATTGAGGTTCTGAAGAAGAAGGGATTGTCTGAGAAAGATATTCTGGAGAGCATTAACGACTCTCTTCCGAAAGAGTATCAGATGAGCCTGTCCGAGTTCCGTGTGGCAAAGCGAACTGCCATTCATGAGCGGAAAACCTCAGAATACGAGCAGATCCATAAGCTGAAAGACGAAGATCACCTTGGCTGGACTGAAATTGCCAACCAACTTGGCATGAGCGAATCAAGTGTTCGATCCAAATATGCCGGAAATGCAGACAAAAAGGCACAGCGTGCAAAAAACATCGCCGAAACTCTGAAAAAAGAAGTCGATAAAAAGGGAATGATCGATGTTTCGGAGGGCGCAAACTTTGCGTTGGGCGTAACTGATACTGAACTTCAGGATGCAGTATATACGTTAGAGGCCGAATACGGATATAAGCGTTACGGCGTAGGCATTAAGCAACCGACAAACAATCGCCAGCAGACCAATATCATGGTGCTTGCGAAACCAGAGTTCGATCAGAAGTATGCCTACAATCATCAGGATCAGATCGATTCTCTGGGCGATTACCACTCTGATGATGGCGGCGAGACCTTCACGAAGCTTCAGCGCCCCTCTAGTCTGGATTCCAGTCGAGTTGCAATTCATTATGGCGATGAAGGCGGTCTGGACAAAGACGGTGTTATAGAGATTCGCCGTGGTGTGCCCGACCTTGACCTCGGCAAGAGCCATTATGCGCAGGTTCGTATCCTCGTTGACGGTGACCATTATCTGAAGGGCATGGCTGTCTATTCTGATGATCTGCCGGATGGTGTGGACGTTAGGTTCAACACCAATAAGCCTTCTGGCACGCCCAAGATGAAGGTCCTTAAAGAAGCAAAAGCGGATCCTGACAACCCGTTTGGCGCAGCTATCAAGGCCAACGGACAGAGCATGTATATCGGCGAAGATGGCAAAGAGCACCTCTCGCCGATCAACAAGCTGAAAGAAGAGGGCGACTGGGATACGATGTCCCGGAACGTCTCTTCTCAGTTCCTTTCCAAGCAGCCCAAGAAGCTGATCGAGAACCAGCTTAACCTTACTGTCGCGGATTACAAAGCCCAATATGATGAAATCATGCGGTACGATAATCCTACGGTCAAAAAGAAGTTGCTCAACGATTTTGCTGATACGGTTGAGGGAACGTCCATGACCCTGAAGGCATCTGCTTTCCCGGGTCAGTCCACGAAGGTTATCCTGCCGATCAATAAGATCAAGGAGACAGAGGCGTATTGCCCCACCTATGAGAATGGCACCAGGCTTGCACTGATCCGTTATCCCCATGCAGGTACCTTTGAGATTCCCATTGTGACTGTCAACAACAAGAATGTCAGCGGTAAGCGGAATCTCGGTGCAATTCAGGATGCAATCGGCATCAATGCAAAGGTTGCAGAGCGGCTGTCTGGTGCTGATTTCGATGGCGACACAGTCATGGCAATCCCTGTTACTGACAAAGTTAACATTAAGTCCACCCGTGCACTGAAAGCATTGGAAGGATTTGATCCCAAGACCGCTTATGCAGTTCCTGAAGGCAATCCAAATAATGTCAGGTTGATGAAGAAAGAAGACAAACAGCGCGAAATGGGCGTGATTTCCAACCTCATCACTGACATGACACTGCGTGGTGCCGACGAGGACGAGCTGGCACGTGCCGTTAAGCACTCCATGGTCGTTATCGATGCTGAAAAACATAAGTTGGACTACAAGCGGTCTGAGCAGGAGAATGGCATTCCCGAGCTGAAGCAGAAGTGGCAGATTCGTGTGGATGAGGAAGGCGCTATACACTATGGTGGCGCATCCACGCTCCTGTCTCGCCGTAAGCAGACGGTTCGTGTACCCGAGCGCCGTGGTAGCATTCGAGTCGATAAGGAAACTGGTGAATACATCTACAAAGAAAGTGGACGTACCTTCGTTGACCCTAAGACGGGTAAGGAACGTAAGGCCGAGGACACGGTCAGTCTTATATCGGAGACCAAAGATGCGCGAACACTGTCTTCTGGTACTATTCAGGAGAACCTGTACGCGGACTTCTCTAACAAGTTGAAGGCTATGGCCAATCAGGCGCGCAAAGAGGCGGTAAATATGAAGGGACTTGAATACAGTCCTTCTGCCGCCAAGACCTATGCGCCTGAGGTTGCTTCTCTGAAAGAAAAGTATAACAACATGATCGCTAACAAGCCTAAAGAGCGCAAAGCAATGCTGATTGCGAACGCGAATATTAAGGCGAAGATTCAGGAACAGGGGCTTGATCCCAACATTTCGGAAGATAAGAAGGCAATCAAGAAGATCTCTTCTGTCGAGATGCAGCGTGCTCGCGATTCTGTTGGCGCAAGCGGACGCAAGTCCAAGGTTACCTTCACGGACAGGGAATGGGAAGCTGTTCAGGCTGGCGCAATTTCCGACAATATGTTGACGAAATTCCTTAATTCGTCTGATTCTGACGAAATTGTAAAACGTGCAATGCCGAAAAAAGTTACTGTTATGACTTCTGCAAAGATGTCCAAAGCAAACGCAATGCTGAGAAGCGGTTATTCTTATGCTGAAATCGCCAAGGCCTGCGGTGTTCCGGAGTCCACGGTTTACAGTGCGCTCAACAAATAACAATCAATTAAGAAAGAGGCTTTGAATAATGGTTCGATGCTTTCTCACCACCTTTGACAACCCGTACAGTCCGTACGACGAGTTCGAGAAGTGGTATCAGTATGATGTCGAGCACGGCTACAACTCTTCCGGTTTGCTTATGAGAATCGCCGAGACCTCATCTCAGTTCACGGACAACGAAAATGCCTATGAAATTGAGAAGGCAATCGACAAGATCGTTGCTGCTGACCCGATAAACATTTACAAGAAGCTCAAGATCACCGTGCCCGACGAGGACACGCTCGGCCAAACCGCGTAAACCATAGGGAGGGGTCCCAAAATCGACACCCCCTCTCAAATCGCGCCGGTCTGTGATATTTCCCCGGAGGGAAAATTGATATTTGGGCTTTAAGGCTCCGACAGCGAAAGCTGCCGATTATATTTGTGTAAACTCTCGATGCCTGTATCCACAGCAGGTGTTAAGATTTACAGTCATATGGGAAATTGCCGAGGTTCTGGGGTGTAGACCGGGACTTCGGCGGTTTTTGCAAGGGCTCATGGGAGTAGTATCCTCCTATATATTTGGGTTCAGGGCTTTCACGATGTTCAACCTCCATTGGGCATGATCTGCTTTTTCTTCTCCTTTCAAATGAGACAGGCTTAACTGGTACTACTGCGACTCCCATGAACCCTTGCAAAAGCAAAATAAGAATGTGAAACGAGGTTATTGCAATGAAACCTAAGAAGTCTGCTCCGGGCGAAATGTCGGCTGCAACTTCGCGGCCTGCAAGAACCCCGGAAGCACAAGAAAACTATATGATCAACCTGGCGATGAAGCTGGTTGAGAAACGACTGCTGGAAGGTACGGCATCCAGCGCTGAGACGACCCATTTTCTGAAGCTGGCGACCTCTAAGAACGAGTTGGAGAAAACAAAGCTGGAAGAGGAAAACAAGCTGCTGAGGGCAAAGACTGAGACACTCCAGAATGCAAAGCACTCTGAAGAGATGTACGAGAAGGCCATTGCTGCCATGAAGAAATACAACGGCTTGGGAGAGGATGACGAGTATGACATTAATTGACGTTGCATTTGCCCTGAGCATGGTTGTGATTATTATTTTCGTACCACTATTCTTTGCCGAGTGGATCGAGAAGCACACCCAGAGTTATACGCTTGAGATATTTGCGCATTTCGGAATGCCTGCGCTACTGTGGTGTGTAATGTTGGTGCTATATGAATTGCTGCGTAAGAATGGGGTAGTTGGGTGAAATGTCAATAACGAATATCCAGATGCTATTGGCTGTACTGTGGTTATGCAGCTTTGCAATCTTCATGGTGGCCGTATACTTGGGGGAGCATCCGGAAAATGCTGTAAGTACGACCATGCTGTATGTTCTCGGGGTACTGTCTGGGGTTATTGCACTCTGCGAGATACTGGAGCTGTTTGCATGAAAAGTTACACGGAACTTTGCACGCTGCCGACATACGAGGAGAGGCTGGAGTATTTACAGCTACACGGGGAAGTGGGGAGAGATACCTTTGGGTTTGACCGATGGCTGAACCAGGACTTCTACCAATCGAGAGAGTGGCGGCAGTTCCGAGACAGGATCATTGCCCGGGACATGGGACGCGACCTGGGGTGCAAAGACCACCCGATCACAGACTGGGTGCTGCGGGACGGAAAGCCGATTCGACCGAAGATCTCCATCCACCACATAAACCCCATAACAAAAGATGACGTTCTCCAGCACAGCGAAAAGCTGCTTGACCCGGAGAACGCCATTTGTGTTTCGGCGGCAACGCACAAGGTGATCCATTACGGAACGGGAAAGGGCCCAAAGCTGCCGGACGGAGAAAGAAGACCGGGCGACACCTGCCCATGGATAAAACATGAATAAGTTACAAGAAGAAACTGACAATGGCTAAGGCGACAAAAAGCAAAACGACACCGACTTGGATGTACATTCCGTGATCACCGAGAAAATCAAGAGTTCTTTCGAGAATATGCTTGGCTCTATCGATAAATTCGGTGACCGAAAATTCTGGAATATGGCGATTTACTATTTCTGCATAGGTGCGAAGTTCTTTGTTATCATCGTCCGAATCCGTTTGACGACTGCTTGGCTCATCAGATAAAGAATCATCGGGCTTGAACTGTGATCCACAATAAGGGCACTCGAGAAATGCACCGTGGTCATCCATTTTTACAGGAGCGCCGCAGTTGGGGCAGGTGTAAGACTGCATATATTGCCTCCGAAGTATAATAAATACCGTTTGAGATAAGTATATCAATCCATATGTTGTATGCAAAGAAGAAAGTCTGATATCCAGTGGAGGAAATGAGTATGTACCAGAAAAAAGCATTTAACCGGCGAGAGCAGGACTACGCCATTGGGCTGCGGCGGAAGCTGGAAGAGGCGGAGGCGATGCTCCAGCACCTTGCACCGAGCCGCGCGAGAAGCCTGGCGCTGACCAAGCTGGACGAGGCACTGCTCTGGGCGAACGTGGGCATTGCGGAGGCCGGGCTCCAGCAGGGCTATACGGCTGTACCGCGGAACAGGGGCTTTGACTTTGACGATGCTTTGGCCACGAACGTGGATGGGCAGCAGGTGCGGGCAACACGGGCCGGGGATATTACGCTTGATGGGATGAAGATTGTCCCGCGGAGGGATGAGAATCATGCTGTGACCGCACAAAACGCTGCTCCGAGTGCTGAGGGAGATCTCGTTTTGCTGAAACCTGGTCAAGTGGCGATAGATGCGGGGAGGCTGGCCAAGCTGGTCGAGGAGAGTGCACAGAAAGAAGCGGCCATGGGGAAGGACGGCGCGCCCCACCATCTGGCCGAACTGGAACTTCTGGCGAGGGCTCAGAAGGACTGGTATTATGCCATGATGAGCTACATTATGGGTGGCTACAGCGATGCCGAGGAGGAATAAAAATGGAACAGAGAGATTTTATGACCCGCGCAAAGCAGCTGGTGGTGGACTACTTCAACAGTCATGTGGACGCGACCGACGGCAAGAAGTTGACGATGGAGGATGTGTTCATCGTATGGTTCTCGAAGACCTTGCAGAACTGGAAGGCGCTTGTAAGCACTACCGTATCCGATGGCATGTACTATGAGATCACCCACAACGGCGACAAGAAGGAGACCTACCTCGACGTGTACAAGAAGTGGGAGAACCAGTGCATTGCGGACGGAAACACCGCACATTGACGGAGGCGCAATATGGACAGCATCCTTACAAGCGTAAAGAAGCTGCTGGGCATTGCCGAGGAGTGCACCGACTTTGATGCGGACATCATCATGTACATCAACATGGCGCTGTTTGCACTGGTGCAGATGGGCGTGGGGCCCAGCGAGGGGTACGCCATTTCCGGGAAAGAAAACGAATGGACGGAGTTCGTTGCCGACCCGGTGAAGGTGGAAGCGGTAAAGGCTTACGTGGCCGTGAAGGTACGGCTGCTGGGCTTTGACCCGCCCCAGAGCAGCACCACCATGGAAGCGCTGAAGAATACCGCCTCCGAAATGGAATGGCGGCTGAACGTGGAGCACGACAACACATGGGACGGACAGTAGCAGCACGATGGGTGGAGCACTGGATGGAAACACCAGAGAAAAAGGACTGGTTTGGGCGGGTAACGCAGGATATCTGCAACGGATGTGCCCGACAGGGAACCGGCGAATGCCCGGAGGATATCCGATGCTTTTACACCCTGGACAAGCCCTTTTTCCGGCCCAAAGCCTGAACGAGTGAAACAGAGCAAGACGAGGAACCAAAATGGCATTATCGAACACGGCCACGCCGATCTACTATGGCCGTTTTCGGGAGGCCGTGATGCGTGGCGAAATACCCGTATGCCGGGAAATTGCCATGGAGATGGAGCGGATCGACGACCTGATCGCCAACCCGGGCATCTACTATGACGACAAAGCGGTGAACGGCTTTATCTCCTTTTGCGAGGATGAGCTGACCCTGACCGACGGCACCGATGTGAAGCTGCTGGACAGTTTCAAGTTATGGGCTGAAGAGATCTTTGGATGGTACTACTTTGTAGAACGAAGCGTCTTTGTGCCGAACGAGCGCGGAGGCGGCGGACACTACGAGACCCGGCGGCTAAAAAAGCGGCTGGTGACAAAGCAATACCTCATCATTACCCGATCGGCCGCGAAGACCATGTATCTGGAGTTTTTGCAGGCGTACTTTCTGACGGCGTACACCACCACGACCCAGCAGCTGACCACCGCCCCGACCATGAAACAGGCCGAGGAGGTGCTGGCACCCTTCCGCACCGCATTGGCGCGGGCAAAGGGGCCGGTGTTCCAGTTTATGACCGAGGGCAGCCTGCAAAACACCACCGGCTCTAAGGCAGACCGGGTGAAGATGGCTTCCACCAAGAAGGGCATCGAGAACTTTTTGACCAACAGCCTGCTGGAAGTGCGCCCGATGACCATTGAGAAGCTGCAAGGACGGCGCGACACTGTGGCGACCGTGGACGAGTGGCTCTCCTGCGACATCCGGGAAGACCCCATTGGTGCCATTGAACAGGGCGCAGCCAAGAACGAGAATTATCTCATCGTGGCGGCTTCCTCCGAGGGCACGGTGCGCAACGGCTGCGGCGACGACATCAAAATGGAGTTGATGAGCATCCTGAAAGGGGAGTACGTCAACCCCCATGTGTCCATCTGGTACTACAAGCTGGATTCCATTGAGGAAGTGGGCCAGCCGGAGATGTGGCTGAAGGCCAACCCGAACCTGGGCAAGACCGTGAGCTACGAGACCTACCAGTTGGACGTGGAGCGTGCAGAGAAATCCCCCAGCGCCCGGAACGATATTCTGGCCAAGCGCTTCAACCTGCCTATGGAGGGCTACACCTATTTCTTCCCCTACGAGGAGACCCTGTGCCACAGGAAGAGAAGCTTCTGGCAGATGCCCTGTGCCATGGGCGCGGACCTTTCCATGGGCGACGACTTCTGCGCCTTTACCTTCCTGTTTCCGCTGTCCAACGGATATTTTGGGGTCAAGACGCGGGACTACATCACATCCTACACCCTCAGCCAGCTTCCGGCTTCGAGACGGCAGCAGTATGAGGAGTTCATGCGGGAAGGGACCCTGTTCGTGTTTGACGGCACGGTTCTGGACATGATGCAGGTGTACGATGACCTGGACAACTTTATTATGGAGAACGAGTACGACGTGCGGGCGTTTGGCTACGACCCCTACAACGCACAGGAGTTCGTGAAGCGCTGGGGCGATGAAAACAGCACCTTTGGTGTTGTGAAAGTGATCCAGGGTGCAAAGACCGAAAGCGTGCCACTGGGTGAGCTGAAAAAGCTGAGCGAACAGCGGAAGCTGCTGTTTGACGAACAGCTGATGCAGTTTGCCATGGGCAACTGCATTACGCTGGTGGATACCAACGGCAACCGGAAGCTCTACAAACAGCGGCAGGATCAGAAGATCGATGCCGTGGCTGCCATGATGGACGCTTACGTGGCATGGAAACAGAACCGGGATGCGTTTGAATAAAACGGAACCGCCAGCGTATCACGAAACATAACGTAGTACGCTGGCGGTTACTTGTTTTTAGATCTTTTGATAAACACTTCCGTCAGAACGGAGGTAGAGTTCGGATGGCTCGGAGGGCTTGTCCAGTGCTTCTTCCATAAACGCAAGAAGCGGAGTCTCCGATTGCGAACTCAGAGTGTCGTACAATTTCAGAACTTTATGTTCGCTCTGTGATACATCGCCTTTCAGCAGGCCCTTTTTCTTACTTTCAAGGTCCTTGTTGATCCTGTCGGAGAATTTTGTTATGGCACTGATCATGCGGTTCTGCGTCAGTGCAAACAGAGGCTTTGCATCCGCGCTGATATTTGCAAGATAGGATTGGTTCCAGTTTTGCGAATAATACGCTTCCATGATCGTGCTGATGGCGTAAAGCTGCGAGGCGAGATCGATTCCTTGTTTGTTCTGCAATACAGTTTTTGCTTGATTTTCGTTGGACTTTGCAGCAGCAGAACTCTCCAGCTGCTCTGTGTAAAATTCTATGTCCGCAACCGCTTTGATTTTTGCTCGCTGAAGATTCCCGATCGTAGCCATGCGCTGCGGTTCACTGAGCATGATAGTTGCGTAATTTGCGAGCGCATATTTTACGAAGGTAAGCTCCGACAGCAGCTCAGTACGCTTGGATGCCTGAAGGAATGCCAGAAGGTCGTCCAGCTTCCGGTTGACTTCTGTCAACTTGGAGCTGATATCTGCAAGAAAATACTGGCCGGTTGCAAAAGATGCTACACTGAACATCTGGAAGGCGGCAACTGCTGCGGAATTGACCTTATACAGAGATGCACTTCCGGCAAAACTGCCTGCTGCGTCTATCATTGTGGTGGACTGACCGCCCTGGTGGAGGTTCATTAAAGTCCCCTGAATGCCCTTCGGAAAATGGAGAACATACAGATTGGATGCCGTGTCAGCCACAAGCTGCGCAGGAACCAGCTGTAGAAGGGCGTTTGCTGTAATGCCAGCCTGCTCCGGAAATTCAATCTTCCGAAAGCGGGATGTATCGCCAAAATCAAAAGAAACATCGCTTGCGGTCACTTCGCAGTTAAGGTTCTGCATGGAAAGCTGTTTATCGTCCACCATGGTGAGTCCTCCTTATGTTGATATGTTTATCATACAGCATAAGAAAGTAATTTGCAATAGAAAATCGAAAGGGGCAGAAATGTGGCGATGGAATGATGGTACAACGGAACTGTACCATTACGGAGTCAAAGGTATGAAGTGGGGTGTTCGGAGGACAAAAGAACAACTCGCGCATGACCGATATTCAATCGAGGCGAGAGCTGCTCGGAAATTCAGAAAACCGTTTTATACCTCAAATGGTGTCCTTGTGAAAGGTCTATCGATTCATGCACTGGACCGTACCCAAGACCCTACCAGACAGGTGACTCTGGAAGGATTGCTGGATGCGTTGCAAAAGCCGCTAAACTCTGATACAATAAAGGTGCGGTATAATCAGAAGGGACAGCCTAGTCAACGGTTTATTGGTCGGCACGCTACGGTAAACGTGAACCCCGAAAATGGCTGTGTCACGACTGTCTGGAAAACAGGGCATGATGCAATCCGAAAATACACTAAGAGGTGATCCATGATGCTTACCGAGAAACAGATCGATTTTTTGAAAAGTCTGGGGCTTGATTACGATTATACCAAAATCGATGATTTTTCCGATGAGTGGGCCGAAATCGAAGAACGAGTCGGCGATGAACTGGAATATCGGGGGTTGGATGACAATTACTTTCCAAATGAGATAGGAACGATGTGCGAATCTATTTTAGACATCATTCCGTAATACGGTACATCTGAACGCATCAGCTTAATTGCTGGTGCGTTTTTTGTTTGTGAGGAGGTGAACATTATGGTATACAGAGATGGACTTTATCATTGGGGCATCAAGGGCATGAAATGGGGCGTGCGACGATACCAGAACAAGGATGGTACGCTTACTTCTGAAGGAAAGAAACACTATAGTCAAGATCACGAGGACTATACACGAGCACATACAAAGAAAAGTGTCCGTGAAATGAGTGACAGTGAACTGAATGCTCGAATCAATCGATTGCAGAAAGAGCAACAGTATAAACGGCTTACTGCTTCTCCCAGCAAGCTACAGAAAGCTATTAAAATTGCCGGAGCAACTGCCACGGCGCTTGGGACTGTTACAACGCTTTATAATAATGGTTCTAACGCGATGAAGCTCGGTAAGAGTATTGTCGAATCTGGGGCGTTTAAGAACGCTGTTGTTGGATGCGCACTGACAGCAACAATGAAGGCACATGGTGCGTAAGGAGGAAAAATGCAAGTTTATAAAGATGAGCTTTATCATCATGGCATCAAGGGCATGAAGTGGGGTGTACGGCGTTACCAGAACCCTGATGGTACTTTAACTGCGGCGGGAAAGAAAAAATATGGCGACCCTGATCGTAAGCTTACAAGTTATCAAAAAACAATGTATCGAATGGACTATGGCGTTAAAGGAGCAAACCGAATCGAAAAGGATTATTCCAAGGGAATGGATAAAAAGACCGCTGTGGAGAGAGAAAAGAAGCGAATTGCACGAGGAAAGGCTGTTTCAAGAGCGGTAGCAAGCGTATATGTCTATGACTATCTGACTGGAGGTAAAGTTAGTTCGGCTGCTAAAAATGCGGCCAAACATGCCGTAGCAAGGGCGCTCACAAATATGGCGGCGGAAAAAGCGTATAAGAACGAAACGAGAGGCCGTATGTACGCTCAATACACAGAAGTGTAAGCCGGAGGTAATCAAAATGGCATCACAAACCTTTGGCTCCAGACTGAGACACGCCTGGAATGCGTTTTTAAACCGTGATCCCCCCGGAAGAAGCGGCGAAGGATACAGCTACCGGCCCGACAGGGTAAGGCTGAACCGAAGCAATGACCGGACGATCATGACGGCCATCAACACCCGCATTGCAATGGACGCTGCGGCAATTACCATCAATCATGTAAGGCTCGATGAAAACGGACGCTACGACGAAACCGTTGATTCGGGCCTTAATTCTTGCCTGAACCTTTCCGGCAACAAGGACCAGACGGGCCGGGCACTGCGATATGACATGTTCCTTTCCATGCTGGATGAGGGATGCATTGCACTGGTGCCGATTGATGTGGACTACGACGGGAAGACCGGTAAGACCCGGATCGAATCCATGCGGGTGGGAAGGGTGCTGGAATGGTACCCGGACGATGTGCGGCTGGAAGTGTACAACGACCGAACCGGACGGAAAGAGGAGATCACCCTGCCGAAGACACAGGTGGCCCTGGTAGAGAACCCGTTCTATGCCGTGATGAACGAGCCCAACGGCACGGTGCAGCGCCTGATCCGGAAGCTGAACCTGATGGACGTGATCGACGAACAGGTGGGCAGCGGCAAACTCGACCTGATCATCCAGCTACCCTACGTTGTGAAGGGCGAGACCCGGAAGAAACAGGCCGAAGAACGGCGGGCACAGATCGAACAGCAGCTCGCCGGTTCTAAATACGGCATTGCCTACACCGATGGTACGGAACATATCACGCAGTTGAACCGCAGCCTCGAAAACAACCTTCTGAAGACCGTGGAATACCTGACCAACATGGCATACAGCCAGTTGGGTATCACCCCGGAGATCATGAACGGTACTGCTTCCGATGCTGTGATGACCAACTACGAGAACCGCACCATCGAACCCATTGTGGCGGCTGCCGTGGACGAGATCCGGCGGAAGTTCCTGACCGAGGACGACCGGGCGAACCGGGAATCCGTGATGTACTTCCGTGACCCGTTCAAGCTGACCCCTGTTTCCGCCGTTGCCGAAATGGCCGACAAGTTTACCCGCAACGAGATCATGACCTCCAACGAGTTCCGGCAGGCCATTGGCATGAAACCCAGCAAGGACCCTAAGGCAGATGAACTGCGGAATGCAAACATCAGCCAGAGCAGTGAGGAAATTGCGGCGCAGAACAAAACAATCACGGCAGGGCGGAATGCCGTAGAGAGGAGTATTGCAAATCAAAATGGTTAATTTTGACTACGATTGCAGCGGCTGGGCGACGAAAGCGAACGTCCGGTGCTATGACGGGCTGGTGATTGCGCAGGATGCCTTTAAGGAGTGCAGCGGCAAGGTTGTGCCCATGGTGTACAACCACGACCACTCCAACGTGGACAACGTGATCGGCCACTGCCTGCTGGAGAACCGGCCCGGCGGCGTGTACTGCTATGCCAAATTCAACGACACCGACACCGGTAAGACCGCAAGACA